CAGATAGCCGCTAACTACCAAGTTGAACGCCTCCTTGTGGATGCCGGTGATCCGGATGCGGTGCCACCGGTACCGCCCACCTATGAAGACGACGCAAGCCTGCGCCGGCGCGTGCAGCTGTCGTTTGAGGGGTTCAGCACAGCAGGACCTGAGGGCGCATACATTTTCCACGCCCTGGCTGCTGATGCTGAGGTACTGGATGCCAGTGTCACCAGCCCCCAGCCGGGAGATGTGCTGGTAACAGTGATGAGCCGCATTGGCGATGGTGTGGCAAGCCCTGAGCTGGTGGCCGCTGTTGATGCAATACTGTCGTCCGATGACGTGCGCCCACTCACAGATCGAGTCACCGCTCAAAGCGCCGAGATTGTGCCCTATTCCGTCACGGCAGAACTGATCCTGTACCCGGGCCCCGATAGTGCCGTGGTACTGGCGGCTGCAGAGGCAGCGCTGAACTTGTACACCCAGCAGCACCATCGCCTGGGGCACGATATCACCCTGTCAGGACTCTATGCAGCGCTGCATCAGGAAGGCGTCCAAAACGTGGTTCTAACAGCACCGGCAGCCGACATCGTCATCAGCAGCTATCAGGCCGCGTATTGCACTGGCACGAATGTGACGATCGGAGGCACCGATGAGTGATTGCATCAGCCTCCTGCCACCGAACAGCACCGATACTGAGCATGCTTCCGAGTGCGCCACTGCCCGTATCGGTGATATCCCCGTGCCCACCCGCACACTATGGGACCCTGCTAACTGCCCGGCAAATATTCTGCCCTGGCTGGCCTGGGCATTCAGTGTGGACAACTGGGACAGCCGTTGGCCTGAAGCCAAACAGCGGCAGGTGGTGGCAAAGGCTCTGGCCATACACAAACACAAGGGCACTGCCGGCGCATTGAGACGTGCTCTGAATGCACTGGACTACAACATCACGCTCACCGAATGGTACCAGGAACAGCCTGCCAGGCCCCCCTACACCTTTCGCGCCGATGTCGTCATTACCGACACCGGGCTGGACGATGCCACGCAGCGGGAAATTGAGCGCGTCATCCTGAGCACCAAAAATGTGCGCAGCCATCTGAGCAGTATCAACCTAATTGGTCAAACCACGGGTTATGCGTACGTGAGCGGCTGGGAACAGTCGTTCGATGCTGTCGAGATACTGCCCTACATGATTACCGAAGCCGAGGTGCCATCATCCCCGTTCTATGTGGGAGCAACCGCCTCAGTCTATGACGTTACAACGGTGAGGCCGCAATGAGTTACTACACACTTTTAACATCTGCAGGGCAGGACCTGCTCACCCAAGCAATGGGGATGGGGCAGCAAATTGAATTGATCAGCATGGCGGTGGGTGACGGCAACGGGGCATTTGTTGCGCCGTCAGAATCGCAGACAGCGCTCGTCAATGAGGTCTATCGCGCTGGTGTTGCCAGCCTGACGGTTGATGACGAGAACAGCAACTGGCTTGTGGCCGAGTTGGTTATCCCGACTGATCAGGGCGGATTCACTATCCGCGAGATCGGCCTGTTTGATGTGGACGGCAACCTTTTTGCCGTGGGCAACTTTCCGGAGACCTACAAACCGGCCCTGGCTGAAGGCTCTGGCCGTGAAATCACGGTACGGATGACCATACAGGTCAGTGATACCGCCACTGTCACGCTGACCATTGATCAGTCCGTCGTATTTGCCACTCGTACCTACGTGCATCAAAAGATCCAGGAGCACGAACAGAGTCGCAACCATCCAGATGCAACCACCACCGCAAAGGGATTCGTGGAGCTGGCAACCGTTGCAGAAGCCACTGCAGGATCCAGCAGCACCCACTCCGTAACGCCTGCAGGCCTCAAGGCACATGTGGACAGCCGGTTAGCCAGCTACGACAACGCTGTTAAAGCATCACTCGACGCCCTGCGCCGTGAGCGCAGACAACACACCTACTTCATGGGACAAAACTGATGGCATCAGGAAAACTGGGCGCAGCAGCCATCCCTGCTGCAGCGTATACGACCGTTTACACGGTCCCGGCATCAACCGTTAGCAGTATCAATGTGGCACTGGTAAACCGTGGTTCAGACCCGGCCTCTGTGCGTGTGGCCATCACCACTGAAACCGTCGCGCCGCTGGATGCTGACTTTATTGAATTTGACGCCGTGATACCTGAAAACGGCGGCATTCTGGAACGCACGGCGCTGGTGGCCGGTGCCGGTGAGCGGGTAATGATTTATACCGACGTGGCGACACTCAGCGCCCGAGTGCATGGTTTTGAGGAGGCTGAATAATGGGACGAATTCTCGATGCAGGCAGTGCAACTAGTGGAGTCGATTCTGCCGTTGGCTCCGTCTCAAACCCGATATCAGGCCCATTTGGAGGCGGCAACGTCCGCTGGTACTCATCGAACGGTACTTTCACCGTGCCTGACGGTGTTACATCCGTTCGGGTGCGAGTGTGGGGGGGCGGGGCCAACGGGTACACCGATAGAGGCGGTGGCGGTGGCAGTTTTGCGTTGAAAAAAATTTCCGGGCTGGCACCTGGCAGCAATATACCGGTGACAGTTGGCATTGGTGGCTCGACCGGCGGGACCAGCTCATTCGGCCCGCATGTAAGCGCTGCCGGCGGTAGTACTCAATATGGCGGCACTGCCTCTGGTGGCGATATTGTCCGTAAGGGCGGAGATGGCGGCAATCTCTCCAATGCTGGCAACGGCGGCGGCGGTGCTGGCAACCTATTTGGCGACGGCGGTAAAGGACAAGAATCGGGTGCGTCGGGTGGCGGTGGACGCGGCGATACTCAGCGAGGACATGTGGGCGGCTCTGGTTTTTGGTCTGAAGGCGGCCGTGCTCATGATAACGCACCGCAGCGCACCGTTATTGAGAGTGTTGATTGGGTTGGGGCTGGTGGCGGTGGCGGAGGTAGTCACGACGCCCGTGCTGGCAACGGCATTAATGGCGGTGGCGGCGGCGGTAGCCTTATAGTTGGGGGGGATGGAGGCTGGCCCGGCGGAGGTGGCGGCGGTGGGTACTCTGGGGGCACCCCCGGATTCGGCGCAGACGGACTAGTAATCGTGGAGTGGTAATCAATGAGCAAATACGCACGTATCATCAACAACATTGCAGTCGACTTGGCCACCGATCCTGCAGTCCAGTTTCACCCGGCCATCGCCGCTGAATTTGAGCCGGTACCCGACGAGGTACAGCGCGGTTGGCAGCGTGCTGAGGACGGCACCTGGTCAGCACCCGCACCGGTTGAACCGGTGGCACCGGCGCCGCTCTATCCGCAAGTCGGCCCGACAACCTTCAAAATGCTGTGGTCCAGCCCCGAGCGCCTGAAGCTGAAAGAGCTGCGCCCGTCCGATCCGGTGATCGACGACTTCTTCGACATCATCGAAGACCCCCGCCTGGAGTACGTGGACCTTGCGCTGCAGTCAACGCAGAACGGCATCGACTACTGCCTGCAGCAGCTGGTGGCCGCTGGCGTTGTCGCTGAAGCGGATCTGCCGACACGGCGTGAGGCCATCCTGTCCGGGGCCATGCAGTAATCCCTGGCACCTGTACCGCCCTACGGGGCGGCCTTCCCCATGTAAACCCCCGCTATACATACCCCTAACCTCCTCTCTCCTCGCGCGAGGCTGCACACTGAGTCAAGTGCAACGCAAATCGCAGGAGAGAGCCAATGGCAACCGAATACCATCACGGCGTCCGCGTCATCGAGATCAACGAGGGCACCCGCCCGATCCGGACCGTATCGACGGCCGTGATCGGGCTGGTTGCCACCGCTGAAGATGCCGACGCTGACTACTTCCCGGCCAACAAGCCGAAACTGATCACCAACGTCATGGAAGCGATCGGCAAGGCTGGCACCACCGGCACCCTGGCCAAGGCCCTGGATGCCATCGCCGACCAGACCAAACCCGTCATCGTCGCTGTGCGTGTGCCCGAGGGCATCGATGCAGCCGCGACCACCACCAACCTGATCGGCACCGTCACCGCCGAGGGGCAGTACACCGGCATGAAGGCGCTGATGGCGGCCGAGAGCCAGTTCGGTGTTAAACCGCGCATTTTGGGTGTGCCGGGGCTGGATGATCAGGCCGTGGCGACCGAGCTGGTCAGCATTGCCGAGCAGATGCGCGCCTTCGCGTACATCTCTGCCTTCGGCGCTGCCACCAAAGAGGAAGCGGTCACCTACCGCGACAACTTCGGCAGCCGTGAGGCAATGGTTATCTGGCCCGATTTCTTGGGCTGGGATACGGTCGCCAACGCTGAAACCACGCTTTACGCTACGGCTCGTGCCTTGGGCCTTCGTTCAAAAATCGACGAAGAGATCGGCTGGCACAAAACCCTGTCCAACGTGCCCGTGAACGGCGTCACCGGCATCAGCAAGGACATCTACTGGGATCTGCAGAACCCGGCGACCGAT